GGAAGAGGTAGCCTTGCGCCTTGTAGCGGGCACGGGTAAGGATCGCCATACACAAGAGGTCGTCGTTCCGGTGGCCGTCGCTGACCGCTAGAACGGCTGGTTTTGAGGTATCGCCAATGGCTTCCAGAATCGCCAAATCCCACCCCGGAAACGGCTCCCAATCGTCGGAAAGCTGAACGAGAATCTGCCCGCTTGATGCCTTCGCTGCCGCGTTCCATGCCCCAACTGGCCCCTCGTTCGGCCATGAAATAACGTGGCGCGTGGCGGTCAGCATGTAGCTCCCCGCGTCGTCAGAGTCGATTCCGAAGATATGCTCGATGGCGTCTGGATTCGATGCCGCCCGTAGCCAGTCCATGCGGCAGCGCCATGCCTTTGCGGGGCGTCCTCGCGTCGCGTGCAATAGGCTGATTTTTGCGCCGGCACGGATAAAATGGTTAGCCTCCATCGTGTCGGCTTCCTCTTGCCGGTTGTTGACCCGCAGCGCCATTCCGTGGAGGTGGACGCCGAGTTGCCCGTAGTAAGACCGTCGCAGGTTCCAAGGCGCTTCTTGGGGGATGGAAAGCGCCCCCATCGCGGTCGTCCATCCGAGAGCGGCCGGCGCGTCGTGAGGAACGCAAGCAAGCCCTAGCTCGCCGTATGCCTCGCGCCTGGTTGGATCGGTTGCGACTGCTTGGAGGAGCATCGCGTGCTTTTCGGCGGGGTCGCCAGCGAGCCGGGCAAGCTGGAAAAGCGCCTCGTATCGCTCGTTCTTCCCGACGCCTTCCATGCCGACAAACTCGATTGCCTTGGGAATCGCCTCCGCATCCCGGTCGAGTGCAATCAACGACTGGAAAACGTGGAAGTGCTGCGAGATGGTCCGCTTGTCCTCGGGGATGCTTTCGAGGATTCGCAGGTTTCGCTCGTCCCGGCTGGCGCTCCGCTTTTCGCTGGCGTGGACGATCTCCGCGCCATCGAAGCGCATGTGGTTAGCGCCGTCCTTGAACTTCAGGCATTCGTGGATTGGATTCTCCCACCGGGCGGAGCCTTTGCGCCAAATGCGCTCGCGCCAGTTGATGACGCCATCCTCGGGGATGACGTAGCGCATAAGCACGCCGTCAACGTGGTCGGGAATCTGCGGGAGTAGCGCCTTGATTTGCGCGATGCTCTCCGGGGTGATGATGTCGTCCGTATCCGCCCACATCAGCCAGTCGCCGGTTGCCATGTCACAAGCCATGTTGCGGGCGGCGGCGAAATCATCGACGTGCGGCCATTCTTCCGTCCCCTTCTTTCGGCAAAGCTTTACCCGCCCCTCACCGCAGGTGACGCCGTTAAAGTATTCTCCCGTGATGCACCCGCGAGACCCCGCAATCACAATTGTCCCGTCCGGTTCCTGATTCCCGATTGCGCGGACCACGATCACCTCGTCCGCGACTCCTTGGAAATGGTCAAGAAAGCGCCCGATATGCTGCTCCACGTTGCCCGCAATTACGCAAAGGCTGATCTTGTTCCTCATGTTTGCGGCGAGACTTGCCAATAAGGATTCCCTTTTCAAGCGAAAACCCGCTCCGGGTTAGGGAGCGGGTTTTGCCATGAACAACACAAACACCATCAGGAAGATTACGGCTTGGTCCCGTGGACGAGGCCCAAGGTGAGGCCGGTCGCGGTTCCGTAGAGGCATTCGAACGCGCCATACATGATCCCGGTGGCCACGTCGTAGGACCGGCGATAACCCATCACGATGCCGGAAGGATCAACGGCCATCTCGGTCGCAAGGTATTCGCTAGCGGCAAGCGGCATCAGATAGCGCATGGCCACGCTGATGGCGTCGGAGTGAGCGGCGAAGGCAACCAGCGAAGTGGCGGCGGTCGGCAGGATGTTGGTTTCGTAGGTGTCGAAACCGATCAGCCGGCCAAGGGTGCCTTGGCGAGCGGCCTGGGAGTCGCCAATCTGGTAGGCGTTCAGGACGTTCGCGGTCCCGAGGAGCGTTCCGCCGACCACGGTGTTGTAGATGAAGCTGCAAACGCCGGGGTCAACGTCCACGTTGCGGCCTGCGAGGGTCGTCCGCATGGAGATGAGAGAGGCGAGCGTGTAATTCGCCTCAAGCGTGGTGATCGTCGCGCTGCCAAAGTTGGTCGTGGTGATCAACTTCCAAATGTTCTGGAGCACCTTGTCACCAAGAGCGCGGCCAGCCTGAGCGGCAAGATCGTCGAAACGGGCAGCAGAACTGTTAGCAGTCTGCAAATCCGAGATGTCGAAATTGACGATGTTGTGCTGGTTCAGCGAAAGCGTGTTGTGAGTCACTGCGCCGCCTGCCGTCTGGTAGTTGGCGGTCGTGGCGTTGAACGTGGTGGCAGTCGCAGCCGAAATGAACGGCACGATGATGGTGTCGCCGACTTTTCCGGCATCGCTATTGAGGTTGCGGGAGAAAGCGCGGAGCGGGGCGAGCTTTGCGGTAAAAGCCTTGAGAGCTTCCTGCGCGAAGATGGTGTCGTTGAATGAGAGAGTGGCCATAATGCTGGATCAGTTGGAGATTGGTTAAATGGTGATTTCTTTGCGGATGGCTTCCTGATTCGCGTTGTAAAAAGCGGATCGCTCGGCCCCGGTAAGAGAGTTAAACATGTCCAGATTCGGCGTTTTGCTCGTCTCGGCGGTGCTGGAATTGCCAGCGTCTGCAAGCGGGTTAGGAAGGCCGATGGAAGCCGCGAGTTGCGAAGCGCCATTGGCGATCTTCTCGGCGGTGACGACAGCAGCGGCTTCTAGTTCAGGAACGCGAGCGGCAATAGCCTCAAGATCGGTAACGCGGGCGTTTACGGTCGCCAGGTTGTTGCGAAGCTCGGCGGTCGCGGTTGCGGCTTCCTGCAAAGCGGCCTCGGCAACGCTGACCTTGTTGGAGAGTTCGGCAACTTCGCTTTCGCGGTTGGAAACCTCGGCTTTCAAGGTGTCGATTTCCGCCAATGCCTCGGCGCTGGCGGGAGAAGTAAGACGATCGAGGATATTCATGCCTTTGTCCTTTGGTTTGGTGTCAAATTTACCGGTGATGATTTCGTCAATGAAATTCTTGGACTTGGCCTCATCCGCTCCCATCCAAGTCTCATTGCGCATCATGTCGCGCATCTCGTCGGGCTTTGCGCCGGTCTTGCCTGCGTAAATGTCGGCAATTTCGGCACTGATCTCGTCGAGCAGCTTTGCGGCCCGCGCCATGTCCTCGGCGTTACCCGCGACGACGTTGGACGCTTCGTGGATCATCATGCGCCCGCCCTTAACCATGCGGATCTTGTCCGCTGCCATCGCAATTACGGAAGCCATGCTTGCGGCCAGGCTGTTGATTGTAGCGGTGACAAATACCCCGCGTCCGCGAAGCTCAAGAAGTGCGTGGTAGAGCTTGTATCCGTCCAGCACGCTTCCGCCGGGGCTGTGGATCTCCAGCTCAAGTGTATCGGCTGCATTTTCAATGCAGTTTGTGATTTCACCGAAATCCGCACCGTTTGCCGCTGCCTTTGCGCCGAATACCAGTCCGATCTCGTCGATCAGCCGGGTCATTGAATCCGGGTTGATAGACTCGTTCAAGCGGACTTTGCCCGCCTTGTTTTCAATTGTCAGAATTGTCATCGTTTTGAGTAGGTGGTTTTTTGCCGGACGCCTCCATTTGCTCCGTGCTTTGTTCGTTCGGAGTCAGCATGGACATTTCGCGGCCCTCGATCTCAACGCCGTCGATGCTCCATTTTTCCGCAGCTTTCTTGCGAAGGTAAATTTCCCGTGCGCGGGCATCGTAATGCTCTTCGAGCGTTTTGCCGTAGTCCCCAAGGATGTCCTCATGGTTGACGTATCCTGCTCGCCATCCCTCAATCTGCTCTTTTGACATGCGGCCGTCGTCAATTGTCAACTTGCGCGGCATTGAAAACGTCCACTTATACCATTCCGGCGACTGCGGCAAGACTCCGAGTTTCTGAGCCTTGGCGACAGCCCACGAAACAATTGCAAGAGCGGGACGCATTAGTAACGATTGGCGGTCCTCGATTGCCCGTTGCGCCTTGGCGATTTCGTGGCGCTCCGCGGTGCCTTGTCCACTGGCTTTCCATACCATCGCGTAAGGCCAGTTCACGCCAGCAAGTGCGCCACGGATGATCCGGTCCTGAAAATTCTCCCACGCTTCACCTGGGCGCGGATTGTGAAATGTCTCTAACTTGCTCCCGCTGTTGGCGCGGTAGTAAGTATTCATCGGCCCGTTGATGTTCTCAACTTGGACGCCCGGATTCTGCGATCCGTTTTCGCTTGATCCAGTCAGCGCGAATGCCGGATCGCCGGTGTCGGGTGCGCCGGTTTCATTCCACTCAATAAAGACGCGGCCCGAAAGCATCGCCTGCGCCATCGTTTCGAGGTCGTGCGATTGCATCGCATCCCGAAGCATGTTGAGCGATGGAGTAAACGCCGGAAGTCCGCGCCCTTGCTCTTGCCATGACGGGTCGTAAACGTGGATGGCATCACGGAAGGAAACCCATTGGATAAGGTTTAAATCCTCGTCGAGATAGGCAAATGCAACTGGAGTTCCAACGCGGTTGTAAACGATGCCGTCCGTTAGTCGCGCATTCCGGTAAAGACCCTCCTTGATCGGCCCGTCTTGGATTTTGTTTGGTGATCCGACTCGATGGCAGGGGATGTGCTGGATTCGGGGGAATCCTTCTTTGGTTTCCGTGAGGACGATGAACGCTTCGCCGTCCCGGTCGATTGCATCTGAAAGCAAGTATAGCTCGGTCTTGAAATCGAAAACCGGCCCGCGCAGGTCGCAAAGCGGGTAAAACATCTCCGTCAACCATGCGGTTGCGGTGTCTCCAAAAGCCTTATCCTCGCCTGTAAATTTAGGAGCCCACGCTTTGCCGATGGAATACATTGATTTTTGCTCTACCGCGCCGGAAAGAATTGGCTGATTCAGGTAAAGGCGGCGGGAAGCTGAAACCAATGTTTGCCGGTCAATTGCAGGGACAAGCTTGCCGATGTCCTGGAGCTTGACCGGTTCCCATGGTCGCATTCCGGTGTGCCGGGCCGCCCCGCGTGCGATTACGTGGCCGTATTGGTTCGCGAACGGGCTGCCGTATTGGTCGAGGATGGCCATAAGTTAGTATCGCGGGAAAGTTCGATTGCTCGGTCGCGTGTTTGCCGAAAGCCCGGTCAGCGCCATCCGCATCGCCGTAATCCGGTGCTGCTCAGGTAGTCCAACCGTCTTTTGCATCGAAACGTTATTTTTGCTCGCGCTCGTCACGTTGTCGGTCCCGCCCTTTGTCAAAAAACCAGACGAAACCGCCGACGAAAGCGCGGTTTTGATCTCTGCAACTCGAAGAGCATCCCCGCGCGCGTAATCGTAAAGGTCTTGTGCTGCCTGTAACGCGCTCCCGGCCATTACAAGGGGTCGGGTGTCAAAGTTTGACGGCGGGCAAAAAAGCTTGCGCGGGTCGCAAGTTTCTGGAATTGGTCGATCAACGCTTTCGTGAGGCGCAACAAACCAGATCAGCAACAGCCTTCGGGCTGGCTTTCCGGGGGTTCTGGCCCCATCACGACGGAAAGTCAGCTCGTGGGCTTTTTCGTGAACAAAACAAACCAGATGGCTGCCAAGAAAAAACAAGAAGAGACAGTCGCGGTGCATATCAGCGCCCCGAAAATCGAAACGCTCAAGGTCCGCATCGTCGGGACCGCTCCATACGTCCAGCTCCGGTTTTCGGAGAAGGCAATCAACGCCATGAGCGAGAAGATGATGGCCGGATCGCAGGCAACGAAGAAAAAGGCGCGGGAGGCTCGAAACTTCGATGAAGACTTTCGCCAAGCACTGCACGTTTCCGACGAAGGGTGGCACGGCATCCCGGCCGGTGCTTTCCGCGCTGGAATGATCGACGCTTGCCGGTTGGTCGGATTCAAGATGACTCAGGCGAAAATGTCCGTTTTTGTCGAAGCTGACGGATTCGACAAGGTTGATGCCGTCCCGCTCATTAAGATCAAGGGCAAGCCGGAACCGTCTAAAATGCACGTTCGCAATGCCACCGGCGTCTGTGACCTGCGCGTTCGGGCGAAGTTCTGGCCATGGTCGGCGGAAATCCGAATCAGTTACGACGCTGACCAGTTTTCCGCGAACGACGCGATCAACCTGATTAACCGGGTCGGTGCGCAAGTCGGAGTTGGTGAGGGTCGCCCGTTCTCAAAAAACTCCGCCGGCATGGGCTGGGGCACCTTCCGCATCGAAGATTGATCGTCAACGCCACATTGCAGGCTGGGCAAGGCCAGACGAGGTCAGGCGCGCAATCGCATGTTACGGCAGGCAAGGCTCGGCATGGCGCGGCGGGGCGTGGCTCGGCACGGCAGGCGAGGCACGGCAGGCGGGG